GACCTCCTTGATCTCGTAGACGATAACTTCATACCTCAACAACACTCTTGTCTTCTCCGGCATCTCACACCTCCTACTCACAGTTACACTTAACCACAGTAGCCTTCAACTTGTAGTTACCGTAGTTAATCTCATCCTTGAACACTACCCTATCCACCTCATCAACCCAGTTCTTAGCTGCCTTCGTTGGATCCTCACCGTCCGGTCCGGTAATGTGGAACTCCATCATCACTTGTACATCGATGTGTTGCATGTTACACCTCCTCAATCGAACATAACATCTAGTAGGCTCACATCAGCAAACACACCAAGACAGAGCTCCTTCGTTACAGCGCAGAGAAGATCACTATCCTTATCATCCCACTCTTCTCTACGATACGCAGTAGCCAACCGTTCGAGCCTGTGTGCTAGCTTGAGGTTCCCTTCGTGTTGTTGCTTCCTTACTCTCAGGACGTACTCACCAAAGTCTGTCATCATGTCCTCCTTACTATCACTACACCCAAATGAAGAGAGATAGAGAGACCTCCAACCCACAAAGACCGAAGGTCTCCCTCACTCTTACTCCAACCACCCACCAAGTTAGGCAGCCTCCCTCTTCAGACGGAGTAACTCCATCGCCTCCTTGATATCCCCCTGTCTCTGTCGGTTGTACAACTTCCTCGCCAACTTCACCTTCGGCCGTTGATTGTACTCCTTCCGATATCGGATCGAGTTCAACGTTGAAGTGACCTCCTTCTCCGTCAAACCGAGAGCCTTCGCGAGTTCCTGTACCGCCTTGTTGTTCGGTGTGTTCATTTTGTCTCCTCCTTACTACACATACATTATACTACACTTAAATTAGAAAAGCAACAGGTTTTTTATTAAAATATTTTCATGAGAAACCCCCTCCCGACCTTACGTAGGGGAACAACAAGGCAGACGGGGGCCCGAGGTTGTCGGCGCTTGCGCGCCCACTTAAGCTAAGCTAGCTGTTACCTCCTTTCTATCGGTTCTTTAACTCCTTCAATACCGCTTCTAGACATTCGATCACTTCCTTCAATCCGAACTGATCGATCCACTCCTCGATCAAGTTCTCGATGAAGTCTCCTAGTCTGTGTGACATCTTATCCTCCTTTCTACTTATCAGCGTCCTGCATAGCGATAGTCCATACCTTCATCCAAATATCGCCTCGCTGATGGTACTCTCGTACCCTTGCTTGTGCTGTCTCGTAGCTGTAGTACCCACAGTCCATCCTCCACAGCCCTGCGCCGTGATAACCTTCTGCTGCTACGATGTAGATAGTTTGTGGTTTCGTCATCTCGTCCTCCTTTAATTCCCTACTCAAATCCTTACAATATCCTCATCCCCACCCAGGAGTAGGGAACATCCAAGCAGACTCCTCCCCGAGGATCGGAGGTCGAGAGACCTCAGCTTAGCTTAGTTGTCCGTCACCTTCCTAGCTTACTTCGCTAGGTTCACCGTGACGTACTTATCTCCGACCTGACCTCCGTAGGTCTCTTGTTCCTCATCCTCACAGACGAGTTGGAGAACTTCGCAGGTCTCCTCCTCTTCACTGCTCTTCCAGAAGCGGACTACTACTTCTCTCATTGTAGTGTCCTCCTTTCGTGCTAAGCACGTTCGAGGGGAGAGTCGCACACTCTCCCCTCTGGCTAGCCTAGCTCTTGTGTGCTAGCCCACACTTGACGGCGAGCTCAGGATCCTCTCTCACCATCTTCATTACTCTCCTCTCCTCTCTCCTCTTCTCGGTGTTGTTCTGCTTCTGTCTGTACTCCAACTGCCACAGCCCAGTGTTCACTACCCTCTGAGCTATGTCAGTGAACGTACTACCATCATCCACCTTCCGATTGGTGAGGAGTCTCTTCACTCTCTGCACCTGCTCCTGACTAAGTTGCACTACGTTGTTGTTGGACATGTTATGTCCTCCTTTGTTTAACATCTACTACTCCTCTACTAAGGGTATCAGAGTAGCTCATTATAAGAAAGGGGTCCCCCCCCAAAATGAACAGAAGGGTGGCTGTTATTAACCCTCATGACCAATTACGGGGGGTCTGGGTGGGGGATGTTGACTTTCCCTCCTGGCCTTCGGCCTGAGAAGCCAGGGGGAAGGGATCTTGAAGTATCAGTCGCCACTGGCCCTTGAGGGCTCTTGACTTCCATATTATAATACCCTTGAAATCTAGGAGAAGGCGTTTGCACAAAGCAGCTAAGATGATTCGTGAGGATGAGTTGCTCCGCCTGCTTATGGCGGGGTATATGTTGAAAGAGGCTGCGACGCACCTCGACCTTGCCTATTGGACGGTACGCAAGTATGCCTCTGCGCCGGAGTTCATGGTTAAACTCCGCGAGCTCAGTACGAACGTTTTCGAACGGGTGGACGCCGAGCTGAAGCACTCTAAAGAGTCAATCATGGAGAAGCTCGAGAAGGCGAGTGACAAAGCCCTCGAGAAGATGGAGAGTCTCCTAGATCGGCAAGACGCAGGCCCGATGCTCCAGTTCAAAGCCGCGCAGGATCTCCTTGACAGGCGCGCGGAGGTTTCACGGACCAAGAGGGTCGACGCTACAGTCGACCAAAAGCACAGCTTTGTCAACCCACTACTCTTAGTACACGCAGCAAACACAGCTAGGGAAATGGATGAATACGCAAAGCGACATCCTGACGATGGCGGAGAGCGGGAACGCGGACGAGCTCCGGAGCTCCCTCCGAGCGAGAGCACAGAATAGTCTGTACTTTTTCTCGAAAGTCGTCCTCAACTATGACGCTCTCACAGACTACTTCCATCTCCCTTTCTGTAATCATATCCAGGAGTCGATTCCGAAACTCAAGCGGGGTTATCTCCTCCCTCGAGGACACTTCAAATCGACAATCGTAGCGAAGTCTTACCCTCTCTGGAGAATCTGTGGTGGAGGATACACAGGAAAAGGCGACCCCCGAGATCTCCGAATCTTCCTTGGTGGTGAGTCCTCAACAGTAGCGGAGAAGAACCTCCGGGATGTTAAGTGGAACCTTCTTAACAACCAACTTCTCCAATGGCTTTTTCCCGAAGTCATCCCTCCCGATCATAATAACACCAAGTGGACGGATTCAGAGATCCTCCTCCCTCGTACTCACTCATACGACGAGTCAACAATCACCGCCGATGGTGTAGGCGCCAAGCGGACTGGGTTCCACTTCGATATCATCATCTACGACGATCTCATCGGTGAGAAAGCCGCGAAGAGTGAAGCTGAAATGCAGGCCGCTCGCACCTGGATCCAGTATGCAACCGGCCTGCTTAATGATCAAGCAACTGGTGAGGAGCTTTTCATAGGAACCCGCTGGAAGCACGGCACGGCCGACCTGTACGGTTATGTAATGGCGAACATGCCGGAGTTCGAATGGTACGTCCGCTCCGTCGTAGAGGAAGGGGAGATCGTCTTCCCTGATCGATTTACCGAGGAGAAACTCAAAGAGATCCGCCGTAGGCAGGGGAACTACAAGTATGCCTGTCAGTATGAGAACAACCCGACCTCTCCAGAGGGGGCTGACTTCCAACCCGAGTGGATCAAAGAGTATCGAATCGGAGAGGATAACACGACTATTATCACTGAAGACGATACTCCTCCAACCCAGATCGGCAATCTCGTCCGAATGGCTTTCTACGATCCCTCTTCAGGCGGAAAGTCAGCGCAAGCCGAGAATGCGATCGTAGTCGCTGGAATGGATTCACTTCGACGTATCTTCGTCCTTGCGGCCTGGTCGCAGAACTGCCCTTACGGAGTTGCGATCGAGAAGTATTTGAAGATGAACGATCAATTCATCCCTTACAAGTGTCATTATGAATTGGTGGGGGCACAGAAAGCGGTTGAGGATATCGTTCGAGAACGCAACCAGCAAATTATCTGCCGACACTGCGATAAGCGTCATCGCCGCTTGACGCTCAGACCTATCAAGCCTCCGGGAGGTCGACACAAGGAAGAGCGTATTCGTGCCTACGCACAGGCGCCTTTCGAACATGGCCGAGTTTACCTTCGGTTCGGTATGACCAAACTCCGCCAGCAGATTCTAAACTTCCCCCACGGGGATATGGTCGATCTGTTCGATGCACTTGCCTATCTCTGTAATGTACTTCGTCCACCGCTCTCGGAAGAGCAGGTTGTAAGTGATAGAGAGATTAAAGAGAGGATGGACCTTGGTCGGAAGAGCTGTATCGCAACTGAGTACCAACATGGTGGTTACGCCTAATGCCGACGATTATCAAACTCGACATCAGCGCCGAGCGTAAGACAGCTCTAGCGGGTTATCTCCACAAAACCTTCGGTCACGCCGTACTGGCGAGGAGGAATCAGGTAGATGACAAGTATAAGAGATGGCAGGATAACTACGCTGGGAAGCCCCTTGAGGCAGTACGAACCACCCCTTTCTACCGAGCCTCGAACTTTGTTCCACAACTTATCCGCATGCACACCGATATACTCACAGCACGGGTACTCGGTATTATGTTTGGAACTAAGCCTTTCTGGAAGCCCCGCGCCTTCATGCCCGGTCTCCCCCACGAGTGGATGGAACAACTCGGTAAATGGCTAGAGTTCGAGTCCTTCTACAACATCGGACTGTACGAACCTCTCGACGCGTGTATGTTCCGCACCTTCAAAACAGGTACGTGTGTTTTGAAAGCTCCATGGACTGAAGAACTCTTCTACCTCGCAAGGCCTGGTTCGAACGGTTCTGCGGGTTATCAAACGGATGAGATCAAAACGGAAGGGCTTAATGTTAAGCCAATCCCTTATGACGATTTCTACGTCCACCCCATCACCGCGAACAACCTTGGTGAGGTCAGCGTTAAGT